TTAGACCTGGTATGGTTCTTATTGGTGGTACTAGTGGTGCAACTGCAGTAGTCAATTCTGTTAGATTGGTTACTGATAAACTTGGTGTATTGATTGGATCATTCAGAGTTCCTAATGTATCTGACCTCAAGAACCCTGTATTTGAAACCGGTAGATCTACCTTCAAACTTACGAATGACCCAACTAATAGTCCTATTGAAGGATTTGCAACAACTGCAGGTGAGGAGATCTTCTATTCTGAAGGTAGTATTGATAATACTCAGGAAGTAACACTTTCACTTAGAAATGCAAGAGTTGAAGTCAACAGTGAGTTTACCGAAAATAGACAACTATCAGATACTGGTACAGGTCTTATTCTAAGTGATGTTACTATTAACCCACCGCCACCACCACCATCTCCACCAAGTCCTCCTGCTCCACCACCAGCGGCCCCTAGGGATCCACTGGCACAGACATTCTTCATTAATGAAGAAACTGGTATATTCATAACAAAAATTGATTTGTTCTTCAGTCAAAAGGATGACACACTTCCTGTTACTGTTCAACTTAGAGAAACTACCATTGGTACTCCAAACCTTACTATTCTTCCTTATTCTGAAATTGATGTTGATCCCAAGGATATTAACTTGTCTCTTGATGGAACTGTACCAACAACAGTTGAATTTGAATCACCTGTATATGTTGAAGGACTAAAAGAATATGCAATTGTTCTTATATCAGATTCACTAGAATATAGAGCATGGATTTCTAGACTTGGTGAACCTGATGTTACAACTTTGGGTCCAGAATCTGGACAGAAACTTGTATCAACACAACCAATTCTTGGTTCACTATTTAAATCACAAAATGCAACTGTTTGGACACCAAGTCAGTATGAAGACTTGAAATTCACTGTTTATAGAGCGAACTTTACAGGACAAGGTTTTGTTGGTTTCTTTAACCCAACACTTCCAACTTCACTTTCTCGTATTTCTAAAGATGCTATCAGTATCGACTCTAGAAATATTAGTGTAGGTATTGGAACCACACTTCAAGATACAGAACTTGAATTTGGTAATACCATTCTACAGGTAGGTAAAACTGGTCGTGGAACATTAGTAGGTTATGCAGGATCTGCAACTTCAACACTTACGATTACAAACTCTGGTATTGGTTATACACCTTCTTCAGGTGGTTATACCTTTGCAGGTGTTGCACTTACCTCAATAACTGGTAATGGACTAAATGCAACTGCTGACATTTATGTTGAAGGTGGTATTGCAGTTGGTGCTACTATTAACGCAGGTGGTAAAGGTTACTCAGTTGGTGATGTCTTAAGACCTCTCACTGTTGGTAATACTCAACTTGGAAGAAACATGAAACTCTCAGTTGGTGAGATTTCTGGTAATAATGAACTTATTATTGATAATGTTCAGGGTGAGTTTGATACTCTCACACAACTCTCTTATATCAATAAGGCAGGTATTACTACTGTAGTTAATTCGGGTATTGGTGGAAATGCAATTCCAGTTGCACCAATTAGAATTAATAGTGATGGACTTCATATGCAAGTATTCCAGAGAAATCATGGAATGCATACAAGAATCAACCGTGTTACTTTAACAGATGTTGCATCTGATGTCTCACCTTCCACTCTGACAGTAAGTTACACTGGAACTGATACTGGACTTATTAGTGTTGGGAATACAAATGTCTTTGGTCAGTTTGAAGGTGTTGGTGTTGGAACTACTAATCCAGGATATGCCAAGATTGGTAAGGAAATTGTTTCCTATACTGGAGTCGCCAACAATACTTTGACTGGTATTACTAGAGGTATTGATAATAGTCAGGTAACTAGTCACAGTGTTTCTGACTTGGTTTATAAATATGAACTTGACGGTGTTTCACTAAGAAGAATTAATAGGACACATAATCTTGGAGATGTGACTAAGGCAAATCCTATTGGACTTGACTACTATAATGTCAAGATTGATATGGACGACACAGATTATGGTATTGACAGGTCTGCAGGTACCGTTTTTGGATCAAGATACTTTGAAACTAATGCAAAGGCTGGTGGTACTAATGCAAAAGGTACTTACAACTTACCTTTCAACCTAATGATTCCTAAGATCAATACTATTGAACCAAAAGGAACAGATGTTGTCATTCAGGCAAGAACCATTTCTGAGACTAGTATTTCTGGTGGAGAAGCTTCTTATGTTGATAAGGGTTATACAGAAGTCACAAACTTCAGAAAGAACTACTTTGAAGATCCTAGAATGATTGCTTCTCAGATTAATGAGAACACATATCTCACTACTCAACCTGGTAATAAGTCCTTTACTGCAGGTATTAACCTCTTCAGTTCAGACAATAGATTGTCACCAGCAATTGACCTAGACAATTCTTCTATTGTATTTGTGACCAACAGAGTCAATGCACCAATTACAAATTATGCAACTGATCCTAGAGTCAATACAACAGTTGATGATCCAAATAACTTCACTTATGTAAGTAAGAATGTTCTTTTGGAGAATCCAGCAAGTGGTCTGAAAGTTTATCTTGATGCTTACATCTCTAGATATAATGATGTTAGAGTATTCTATGCATTAGATCAAGATGATTCTCTGGCAGATGAGACTGTATTTGTTCCATTCCCTGGTTATGGTAACTTTGATGTCGATGGAAACCTTATCAGTCAAGTTGATAATGACGGTTCTTCGGACATAAACATTCCTAAGTATGATGACTTGATTGTTCAAAGTCCAGGAATTGACCAATTCAGAGAGTATACATTCAGTAATGATAATCTTCCTGCATTCAAGTCATTCAGAATCAAGATTATTGGAACATCGACCAACCAGTCAATTGTTCCTCAGTTCAGAAACCTACGTGTAATCGCTTTAGCATAATATGGACATGTTACCAATTGAAGGTAAGGACGGGTATTTTAGGGATACCCGTTCCAATGCTATAATTAACAAAAATGAAAATGATTTTAACATGTATATGACAAATCATAAAAAACTTTCTTCTGATAAGGAAAGAATCAACGATATTGAAGATGAACTTGGTAATATTAAAGGTGATTTGAGTGATATTAAGACGATGCTTCAACATTTTATGGATAAACATAAATAGAAAAAAGAATGTTCTATAAATGGCTAAACCCGCTTCTAGACAAGAATTAATTGATTACTGTAAGAGACAGTTGGGTTATCCTGTCTTGGAGATTAATGTTGCCGATGAACAAATTGAAGATTTGGTTGATGATGCCGTTCAGTTGTTTAATGAAAGACATTTTGATGGTGTAAACAAGGTTTTTCTCAAATATCAATTAACTCAAGACGATATTGATAGAGGAAAAGCAAGACCACCTGGTGCTTCAGGAAGTAATCAGACAGGAATTGCCTCCACAAGTACAACAACATCCATTGTTGGGACTGCAACAACGTTCACTTACTACGAAAATAGTAATTTTATACAAGTTCCGGCAGATATTATTGGAATTGAAAAGGTTTTTCAGTTCAATAATACTCTTGGATCTGGTATGTTTAATGTAAAATATCAATTTTTCTTAAATGATGTGTTTGGTCTTTGGGGTGGTGTCACAGCAGCCTCTGGATATGACATGTTGTCATATTCAATGACCATGAGTTACCTGGAAACGATGAATTTCCTCTTAAATACTCACAAACATATCAGATTTAACCAAAGACAAGATAGAATGTATCTTGATATTGACTATGATACTGTATCAGTAGGTGAATTCTTGGTTATTGAGTGCTACAGAGCCATGGATGGTACAGATTATACTAGAGTTTGGAATGATTCCTTCCTAAAACCATACCTTACATCCCTAATTAAGAGACAATGGGGTCAAAATATGATGAAATTTCAAGGTGTTAAGTTACCTGGTGGAATTGAACTGAATGGAAGACAAATGTATGAGGATGCAGAGAAAGAATTAGAAGTAATTAGAGAGAAAATGTCCAATACTTATGAACTTCCTCCTATGGATATGATTGGTTGATATGTTAAATCCATTTTTTCTCCAAGGGTCACAATCTGAACAAAATTTAGTTCAAGATCTTATCAACGAACAGTTGAGGATGTATGGTGTTGAAGTATATTATATGCCTAGACAGTATGTAACTACAAACACTGTTATCAAAGAAGTTATTCAGTCAGAATTTAAAAATTCTTACCCAATTGAGGCATATGTTGACAGTTATGAGGGATATGGTGGTCAAGGAACACTTTTAAGTAAGTTTGGAATTCAAAATTATGACGATTTAAAAATTATTATCTCAAAAGAGAGATATGAGAATTATATTACCCCTCTGATTAAAAATCTTTCCAATATTGAATTGACAACTAGACCAAAAGAGGGAGATTTAATTTATTTTCCTCTTGGTGACAGATTATTTGAGATCAAATATGTAGAGCATGAACAACCTTTCTATCAGTTACAGAAAAACTATGTCTATACACTAACTTGTAGTCTTTTCCGTATTGAAGATGAGGTCATTGACACCACTATTGACAATATTGACGACAACACACAAGATTATGGTTATATTCAAACTCTTCAAATGATTGGTGCTGGTTCTACCGCAACAGTAACAGCAGGTATTTGTACTGTTGGTGGTGTTACCGATGTATTCATTAAGAATATGGGTAATAACTACAACCATGAACCACTTGTAGGTTTCTCATCAGCTCCTGTTGGTGGAACTATTACTGCCGGTATTTCTTCTATCACCAATGATTATGTAAATTGCTCAGGTGGGTCTGGAGGAAAGATCAATGCAGTTTATATGTCCAACTCTGGTTGTGGATATACCGTTGCTCCTTGGGTATCATTCACAAACTTGAACAATAAATCTGGAACAGGAGCAGCTGCAACCACACGACTTGGAAATGGAACTATTCAAAGTGTTTCTATTGCCAATAGTGGTTCTGGATATTTGACCAATCCACTAATTTCTTTCTCTCCACCAGTTGGAGGAGGTACGTCAGCAACTGGTATTGGTTATATTAACGTTGCTGGTAACGTTACAGACACCTATCTAATACATGCTGGTACTGGTTATACTACTGGAGATCTTCCTATTAATGGAACTGTTGATAATCCAACTACTGGAGTTGGAGCAACGGTTGGTATAGGAACATATTTGTTCAATGAAATTGTACTTGGTTCGACTTCTGGAACAACTGCGAGAGTCAATAGATGGACTTCTTCTACCTTGGAACTTGAGATTAGTATTGTATCTGGTGAATTTACTTCAGGTGAAACCATTTATGGAACTGAATCTGGAGCATTGTATTCGGTAATGATACAAAAACAAGATGACTTTGTCACACCATTTGCAGATAATGATACTATTGAAACAGAAGGTGACAAACTAATTGATTTTAGTGAAGTCAATCCATTTGGAATGCCTTAATCTAAATAGTTATAATATAGAGCAGGATAATGTTTGAGTATTTTTACAATGAAGTCTTTCGATCCGTCATTATTGGATTCGGAACTCTTTTTAATGGGATAGAGGTTCGTCATAAAGATGGAGATAATGATACTTTTAGTGTCATCCAAGTTCCTCTTGCTTATGGGCCCACTCAAAAGTTTCTTGCAAGAATGGAACAAGAGGCAAATCTGAATCGTCCAGTTCAGGTTACTCTTCCAAGAATGTC